GAAATATGATAATAGTGCAACAGCAGGAAAATTTATATTTGAAAATGTACCACTACCAAGTGGCTCATCTTTAGAATTACCAAAGGTTGTATTACAGACATCTGATAAAATCCAAGCACAAACAGATGATAGTTCTGGCAACTGTGATGTTCATTTACAACTACTAACAGATGTGAGTTAAGTATGGGATATATTGGAAATTTCCCAACTGCCTTACCACTAACAAGTTCTGATTTACCAGACGATATTGTGACATCAGCAAAAATTGCTGACGGAACAATTACTGCAACCGATACAGACGGAAGTATTGGCAAACCTGCATTTAAAAATCTCATCATCAATGGTGATATGTCTATAGCACAGAGGGGTACTTCTACTAGTTCTGTATCAGGAAATGGATATTTTGCTTCTGATAGATTTAAAAATATTATAGGCAGTTTAGGAACTTGGACTGTAAGTCAATCAACAGATGTTCCAACTGGTCAAGGTTTTGCCACTTCTTTAAAAATGGATTGTACTACTGCTGATGCTTCACCTTCAGCAAGTGATAATAATATGGTTGCTCAAATAATTGAAGGTCAAAATGCACAATTATTAAAAAAAGGAACATCTAATGCTGAGAGTGTAACTTTATCTTTTTGGGTAAAATCTAATAAGACAGGAACTTATATTTGCGAATTGTATGATGTAGATAACACAAGACAAATTTCACAGGCTTATACAATTTCATCATCAAACACTTGGGAAAAGAAAACTTTAAGTTATGTTGGAGATACAACAGGAACATTAGATAATGATAATGGTGCAAGTTTACAATTAAATTTCTTTTTAGCCACAGGTAGTGATAGGTCATCTGGTACTTTATCAACTACATGGACTTCTGTAACAAATGCCAACAGAGCAGTCGGTCAAGTTAACCTTGCAGATAGCACATCTAATGAATGGTATGTTACAGGAGTACAACTCGAAGTCGGTGAGTTTGATTCCACAACCATACCTAGTTTTCCTTTTGAGAGTTATGCGAGTAACTTACAAAAATGTAAAAGATACTTTCAATATTCTGTAATGGGATATTATGGTGACACAAGTGGTGGTGGTTATGGTGGAGCTGCTACTTTTGCAGTAGAACATCGTGCAACACCTTCTTATCTTTCAGCTTATTCAAGTATTATTGAAGCTAACAACAGGTTTAATACAACAGTAATAGCTAATGCAAATAATTTAAGTCAATATGGATTGTTGGCACAGAAAGCACAATCAGCAAGTAATGATAGTGGTTATTATTTTGCAAAGATGGCAACGGATGCGGAGTTATAAATGATTCAAACAGTTGAAAAATATTATTTTGATGGAACTTGGACAAACACGTATATTATTACTTACACAAACAATGAAACAGTTCAAGCACCTCACGACACAGCAAACCGACACTACCAAGAGATCCTTGAGTGGGTTGCCGCGGGTAATACAATAACCGACCCAGGAGCGTAGCCATGTTATTTGGTTTTGACGCTTTCGCATCGTCACCGTTTTCCGCACAAACGGATTTAAATAAAGTTTTCTTAACCGGTAATTCGGTTACATCAGCTGTCGGTAATATTACCCTTGTTGGTAAGGCCACGGTCCTCTTAACAGGAAACGCGGTTACCGCTGAAGTTGGCGATGTTATCCCAACAGACTTTGCGTTTGTTGACGTCACGACTAATCTCGTCACTGCCGCAAGTGGTACAGTTACCGTTATTGGTAAAGCCAATGTAACAGCCACCACCAATGCTGTCACAGTCGCTATTGGTGATGTGGTAGCCAAAGCCGGAGCTCGTGTTGTTCTCACCACCGCCGGATCGGTGACCGCGGCAATGAGCTTTGACGGAACGACGATTATCGGTAAAGCAGTCGTAACACCCGAAACCAGTTTAGTAACTGGTGCAACTACTGCAGCGGGTGTCATTACCTGGAACCCGATTGACCCTGGAGCGGCACAAGATTGGACAGAAATCAACGTAGGCGCAAGTCAGACATGGACAAACGTCGAAACATAATATAAATTTGGAGGTACTATGGCATCAACTTATTCAACATCTCAAAAGTTTGAACTCATCGCAACCGGTGAGAAAGCAGGTCTTTGGGGTACAATTACTAATACAAATCTAGAACTCGTCGAACAAGCGGTCGGTGGTTATGTAGCAGTCAATGCTGCTTCCTCAGATCAAGCACTAACGATCAGTAATGGTGCTGCATCGGACGGACGAAATATGATCATCAAGATTACCGGAACGCTAGCCGCGAACCGTAATGTCACTGTTCCTGATTCGATTGAAAAGATGTATCTTGTTGAAGATGCAACAACTCGAAGTTCTAGTCATTACACATTAACATTCAAAACAGTTTCTGGTACGGGAGTAACCATGCCTGTTGGTTCTAAGATGGTGGTCTACTCTGATGGTACGAATATAAATTTAGTCAGTTTACAAAAAGGATACTATTCTATTTCTAGTGCATATACGGCCGTGGACGGCGATCAATTAATTATTGATACAAGTTCTGCTGCTGTTACTGTCACTCTACCTGCTTCTCCTAGTGTGGGTGAAGAGGTAACCTTTATTGATGCGACAGGAACCTTTGGTTCTAATAATCTTACCGTCGGTCGAAATAGTTCGAACATCAACGGTTCAGCTTCTGATTTAACAGTATCCACAAATGGAGCTGCGTTTACCTTAGTGTATTTGAACGCGACTCGCGGATGGTCTTATAAAGACAAAATTTAAGGAGCGCTCATGGCTCTTATTACCTTAGACTTCTTACCTGGGATAGACAAACAGGACACCACGAAAGGTGCCGAGCGTCGATTTGTGGACTCTAATAATGTTCGCTTTCGATATGGTCTACCAGAAAAAGTCGGAGGTTGGTCTTCTCTTTTACCAGACAAAATTGTCGGTGTTGTCCGAGCACAACATCCTTTCACAGATTTAGATGGCAATCGATATGTGGCCTTAGGGACAGATAAGTTTCTCTTGTTGTACTTTGAAGGTCAGCTTTTTGATATTACACCTATTAGAAGTTCTCTGACATCATCGACAATGGCAACGACCAATGCTTCTACCACGGTGACCATTACCACTTCTTCTGCTCACGGCGCGTCTACAGGAGATATTGTGCAATTAGATGCTGTGACTTTACCCGGTGGCACGGGACTTAGCGCTTCTAACTTTGAAGATAAGAAATTTGAAATTACTTCTGTACCCTCAACAACAACTTTTACAATTACCTCTTCGGAAGCTGCAACAGCCACTGTATCAACAGGAGGTTCGATGACTTGTAAAATGTATGAAGTGGTGGGTCCTCAAGAACAAACTTATGGTTATGGTTGGGGTGTTGGTAACTGGGGTGGTACCGTTGACTCTGCTACAACCACAACAGTGAACGAAGCTTTAGATGCAACGGAAACAACCATTACCTTAACCGACGCTTCTGCTTTTCCTACTTCTGGTACGATTCAAGTAGACTCAGAACTGATTACCTATACCGGTAAATCCACCAATGATTTAACAGGGTGTACTCGAGGAGCTTTGGGTAGCACTGCAGCGACTCACGATAATGGAGCAACAGCTACCGATGCGTCTGACTTCAATGGATGGGGCGTGGCTCGCGGAGCGTCACTTGTAACCTTGGAACCCGGACTATGGTCCTTAGATAATTTTGGTGAAGTCTTAGTGGCCACGATTGCTAACAGTAAAACTTTTACATGGAACGGCGGAGCATCGGATGCAACATCGAACAGAGCATCAACAACCACTTCTGGTTTTGCAACCGGTAATAATCCAACATCTACTCGTGTTAGTTTGATCTCTCCAACCACACGACACTTAATTCACTTTGGTACTGAAACAACGATTGGCACAGCTACCACACAAGATGATATGTTTATTCGCTTCTCTGATGAAGAAGATATTAATACCTATGCACCTTCTGCTATTAACGCAGCGGGTACACAAAGACTACAAGACGGCACGAAGATTGTGGGTGCCTTGAAAGCAAAAG